ATGGCGAAACCGGGTAAGGACAAGCCGGCCCTGTCGCCCAAGCGACGCGAGGCCCTGGAGCGGCTGCGCGCCGGTGGGCTGCTGGTCGCAGACCAGTATTTCCTTCACTACATCGACGGTTGGGAGGTGGTGCCGCAGAACTTCTACTGGCTGGTTAATCGCTGCTTGATCCGTGTACTCGACCCCTCGCGCAAGAGCACCGTCAGAGGCAACGGGCATGTGATTTCCGAGAAGGGACTGGCGCTATTGGTGGAGATTGAGGCGGACGAGAAGGCTTGATCCCTCCCGTGTGGAAGTTTTGTGACCATTGAAGGCTGTATCACACCATCCTTGGCCCACGGCCATGACCGTCCTGTGTGGGCTGATCTTGCTGTTGCTGTTGCAGCATGGCTTGTGCCTGCTGCTGGTTCACGGCGTCAACCTTTTGCAGCGATTGCTCGACCGGACGATCAACTGCCTGAGCCACATCGGTCATAGAGCGGCGTGCCGCTGGGTCGGACGGGTCTTGCCCTTGCACGACGAACAGTAGCGTCCCGGCGGCGATCTGCGAGCCATCCTGCTGGCGCTTGCCGGTCTCGTTGATCGCGATATGGTCGGCGGAGGTGATGCCGGCGGCTTTTGCGTCATGGAAAGCGCCCATCGCCAATCTCTCGCTGGTCGCATCAAAGGTGCGCCCACGTTCCGCATCAATGCCGGCCACGCCACGCTCGATCTGTTGGTAGAGGCGATGATCGGGATGGTTCGGATCGCGCGGATCGGGAAGCCGGGCCGGCAGTGCGGCCGTCGAAGCTGCGACCGACTCGACGCGATCGTTCGCGGATGGTGCCTGCCGCTTGTCGTCGTGTCGCGTGTCCAGTTCGTGAGCGCCATCGTCGCGGCGACCCACGTTGGCCATGCGCATGGTGGCGGCCACCGCTTGGACGCTGCCGTCCTGCGACAGACCCTGCAGGTTTGCCTCGCGTTGCGCCTGCACGCGGGCGTCACGGTCCTGTTCCGAGGGGCGCTCGATCGCATGTGGTGCGATCTCCGTGCGTGTCCGCGCGCGCTCGATCTCCTCGGGCGTGGTCACCGCCGCGATCGCATAGGTCTTGCCGTCCGCTTCCAGGCGCAGGCTGGCCAACTCGTGCCGGCCATCGGCCTGTGGACGCGCTTGCAATGCAGTCGTGGCCGGGTCCAATCCGTTGGCATCCCATGTCGCGCGCACGGCGACCGCTGCCGCGGCAACCTGCTCGGCACTCGCATCGACCCCCGCGTTGCGATACGCACCGGCGACGGTGTCGCGCAGGCGCGCGTCGGCGTCCATCGGTGGCACAGGCGGGATCTCGCGCGGAGGCGGCAAGCGCGCCTGCAATACTTCGCGGGTCGCTTCGAGTTCGTCGTGTATACGACCACGTGCGATGTGATCACCGCTGATGCGGTCGATCATGTCGTCATTGACCCAGCGACCGTTTGATTGCCGCTGGTACAATTCGCCGTCCGATGCGACCAACTTGTCGATGTTCGTTCGGTTGCTGCGCACTGCCTCCGGCATCTCGCCATAAGCCTGCCAGCCATTGCGGATGTAGGCATCTTCGTAGCGCGCCGCGATCGAGGCTGGGCTGTTCGCCGCGTTCTCCAACACGATCTGGGCCGCTTGCCGGTCCAGACGCGCTGCACGCTCGCTCCCGGGTTCGGCCGTTTCGGTGGAATAGGGCGTCATCCCGCGCTCAACGAACGGACCGTAAACCTTGCGTTCCCACTGCCCGCTCTCGGGGTCACGCTCCCAATTCGTCGGCCGACTGCTCGGCGCATCACCTGCTTCGGCCTCGAGCGCGAAGGGAGCGCGTTGCGCGGGTGGACCGCCGAGCACCAATTCGACCGAGCGGTTGGTCGCCTGGTAGTTGAGCGCGTTTTCCGTGGCCGGTGATGCGCGCAAATCGCCACGCCGGGCGTTGTCGATGTTGTCGTCGGTACTGTCGATCGGTGCTCTGCGCCGCCACCCGTCGGCGGGCTTGTCCGGATCGTAGCTCCAGGATTGGCCGGCAAGTTCCTGGTTGTAGATGCGACGGTTGTCGGTCCACTCGGCGATTTTTTCGCCCGCGAAGACACCCGCGACGCCGCCGATGGCTCCGGTGACCAGCAGGCCCGGCCCGGTCTCGACGCCCAACGCGGCGCCGGTTGCCATGCCGATGCCGGCACCCGCCCAGCCGCCGACGCTGCGCGCGCCGAAATGAATCATCGTGGACTCGGCAGCCGTACTATTGCCTTCGCCGGCCAATCGATGTGCGGTGCGCACGCTGTCCGCGCCGTCGTAGATTTCCAGTGCGAGGCCGGCGACGCCGAGGGCGCTTCCGGCTCGGCGCAAGCCAGTCGCCTCAGGCCGTTGCGCGTGCGCCGCAGCTTGCGTCAGCTCGTCGAGATGCTGCTGTCCTGCCAATGCATGTGCGTTCGGCGGCCCCATCAGATCGGCCATTGGACGCGTGCTGTCTGGGAATGATGGTCTACGGCCTTCGATTTCTGTGTCGCGGAAGTACTCGCGATTGTCGAGTTGCAACTGGCCTGTGTCGCCACGCAAGGGCATCCCCTGCGCATTCACTGCGCTGCGGATCACGCCGACGTTCTCGTGCGAACGCGCGACGATCATCTCGAATGCAGCCTGCGTACCATGAGTAGACTGACGTGTGGCCAGTGTTTCCCGTGGAATTCCCTCGACCGTTGTGACTTCAGGGTTTGCGAGGATGCGTGGTAATTCTGTCTGCGCGAAAACACGATCAGGCGCGGCCCCGCTGGCGATGACTTTCACCTCTCCTCGCGTCGCATCCGCGAACCTTGCCGACGCATCCGCCCACGGGCCATCGGTGGGGTGGTACAGCCAGTCATTGGCGGCTTTTGCCGCAGGTGTTCGGTCCTGGATATCTCGAAGGTCGATGCCATGCGCACGTGCTGTTGCGCTTGTGAAGTCACGCGAGTTTAGAAACTTATTCAGTTCCGTGCGATCGATAAGCCTGACATCTTCGCCGGCCTCTTCCATTGCCCTGACGACATTCCAAGACGATACGTTGTCGGCTACTCGTCCGCTATACAGGACCGTCACTCTGCCTGGAGATTCGATGCTGACTTGGCGAGCGAGCGCTCGGAGTTCATCTGGCGATCCATAGCTTGTCGGATTGCGACGCAGTTCTTCGAGTGCGGCTTCTGCCGTAAGAGGGGCGCCCATCAGCGCCGCTCCAATCCGGGAACAAGTTCAACCTCGAATTGCGTGCAGTTCGAGAATACACCGCCGTCCTTATATGCGAGCAGCGCTTCTCTGAGATCATTGAGAAACTCGTCGGAAGGCTCGGGAATTCCCGCAGGCGGTTCCTTGCCGTTGATTCGGACCAGCCCCCAGCGGGCACGGCCTGCCTTGGCGGACGTCTTTGTGTACCCAGCCGCGTGAAGCTCAAGGGTATATGCGCGGGAATGCCAATAGAAGGTCCAATACATTTCATGGCTGAACTCCTCCCGACCTTGCGCCAATTGTCGGAGGTACATATCGCGCTCTCGGTCAATCGTCCAATCGTGCGCATTGACTCCACCCACAACATGATGCTTGTCGATTTCGCGCAGTTGATACTTCTCAAAGTCCTCTTCGGGAATGTATTCGTTTACGAAAGGCATGATGTTTTCCTTGAGAAAAATTCAGTGCAGTTCTTCTAGATCGGCTTCTGCGCGGCGCTCCAAGCCCGGCACGAGTTCGACTTCAAAATCCGTGCATTGCGCGAACCATCCGCCATCCTTGTATGCAAGAAGTGCATCATGCAGATCAGCCAAGAATTCCACAGAAGGCTGAGGAAGCCCGGCGGGTGCATCTTGACCATTGACGCTAACCAATCCCCACTTCGCCCAGCCCGGGGCGCCTGGTCGCCCGCCGCCCTCGATCGCATGCAGCTCAATCGTGTAAGCCGATCCGCGCCACAAAAACGTCCAATAGGACTCGTAGCTGAATTCTTCCCGACCTCGGTTCAATTCGCGCAGGTAGATCCCGCGTTCTCGATCGACAGTCCAGTCTCGAGCACGGACAGCGCTTGCCTGACGCTTGTCGATCTCATGGAGTCCGTACTTCTTGAAGTCTTCCGCCGGGATGTACTCGTTCACGAAAGGCATAGAATTCCTTGGGAGGGCGTCCTGAGATGTCAGGATCGTACCGTCCGGCCAGAGAATCGGGCAAGCGCATGAGGTATTGCGGGTCAAAAAAGGTCAGATAAATCAAGCGCCTAAGGGTTGGAAAATAAAAAGTCCGTTTTCCAACCGCTTTTCCACCTGCTTTCCAACCGTCCGATGCATAGTCTGCGTGTCGCCCGCTGCTACCGCAGCACGACGAGAAGCACGACATGCAAGACCGCACTTCCGCGCAAGGCGTCTCCGACGATGCCCGCGCCTTCGACGAGAACCAACTCGCCCGGCGCTGGGACATCTCCCACCGCACGCTGCAGCAGTGGCGCCGGATGGGGATCGGCCCCGTCTACCTGAAGCTCGGCAATCGCGTCAGCTAGCGCCGCGAGGACGTTGAGGCCTACGAACGCCAAGCGCTGCGCCGCGGCACCGGCGAACGCGCGTTCGCGTGAGGACGACGACCATGACCGACCTCACCCTCCTGCCGGCCGGCTTTGCCGAACAATCCCTCGCCGAACTGTCCGTCGCCCAACTGGCGGCGCTCTCCCCCCAACAGAAGATCCTGCTCGCTCGGCAACTCGAACAGGCCGGCGACTGGCTCAAGCAGGTCAAGGCGCGCTTCGACGCGGCGCTGGAACAGACCTACGGCGATCGCATCCGCAGCGCGCGCAGCGATGGCGGCAAGGACTTCGGCGTCGTTCATATCGCCGACGGCGAGATCCGCCTGAGCGTGGATGTGTCCAAGCGCGTGACCTGGGACCAGACGCAACTGGCGACGATCGCCAAGCGCATCGACGCCGCGGGCGAGTCCGTCGAGGAATTCATCGACGTGAGCTACAGCATCTCCGAATCGCGCTTCCAGAACTGGCCATCGACGTTGCGCTCGCAGTTCGAGGCCGCGCGCACAGTGAAGCCCGGCAAGCCGACGTATCGGCTGACCCCGAGTGAGGAGGCCTGACATGACGCTCCCCATCATCGGCGCCGACCAGCGCATGTCCGAACGCCGCGGCGTGAAGGGCGTGCTGATCGGCAAATCCGGCATCGGCAAGACCTCGCAGTTGTGGACGCTCGACGCGGGCTCGACCCTGTTCCTCGATCTGGAGGCGGGCGATCTCGCGGTCGAGGATTGGGCCGGCGACAGCCTGCGCCCGCGGACCTGGAGCGAGTGCCGCGACCTGGCGGTGTTCATCGGTGGCCCGAACCCGGCGCTGCGCGACGACCAGGCCTACAGCCAGGCGCATTACGACGCTGCCTGCGCGCGCTACGGCGATCCGGCGCAGCTCGACAAGTACCACACGCTGTTCGTCGACTCGATCACCGTCGCCGGCCGGTTGTGCCTGCAGTGGAGCAAGGGACAGCCGCAGGCGTACTCCGACAAGACCGGCAAGCCGGACATGCGCGGCGCCTACGGCCTCATGGGGCAGGAGATGATCGCTTGGCTCAACCACCTGCAGCACACCCGCGGCAAGAGTGTGTGGTTCGTCGGCATCCTCGAAGAGAAGATCGACGACTTCGGCCGCCGCATCCTGCAGTTGCAGATCGACGGCAGCAAGACCGGGCTGGAACTGCCGGGCATCGTCGATGAAGTCGTCACGATGACCGAGATCGCCGCCGCCGACGGCACGGCGTACCGCGCCTTCGTCTGCCACACCCTCAATCCATGGGGATATCCGGCCAAGGATCGCTCGGGCCGACTCGAACAGATCGAGGAGCCGCATCTCGGTCGTCTCATGCAGAAGATCGCCGGCGCCGTGCGTCCCGCCATTGAGCGGCTCGATTACACGCGCCCTGCGCCGTCCAACAATTCCACTCCGGCTCCGGCCGCACAGGACGCACCATGACCATCTGGCACGATTTCAACGACGCCGAACAGCAGCAGACCTTCGACCTCATCCCCAAGGGCACCGTCGCCTGGGTGCGGATGACGATCAAGCCCGGCGGCTACAACGACCCGAGCCAGGGCTGGACCGGCGGCTGGGCGACGCGCAGCGACGAGACCGGCGCGATCTACCTGGCCTGCGAGTTCGTGGTGCTGGAAGGCCCGTTCGCCAAGCGCAAGCTCTGGTCGAACATCGGTCTGCACAGCAGCAAGGGACCGACATGGGCGGGCATGGGCCGCAGCCTGCTGCGCGCCATCCTCAACTCCGCGCGCAACGTGCGGCCGGAGGACAACAGCCCGCAGGCCGCCGCCGTGCGTCGGATTCATGGATTCCACGAACTGGAGGGCATCGCCTTCGTCGCGAAGATCGATGTCGAACGCGACGGCCGGGACGAATTGCGGAACATCATCAAACAGGCGGTGGAGCCTGGCCAGCCCGACTACCCCTCGGGCGCACCGCCGGCCGCCGGTGCCGCCGCGCGCGTGCCGGCGCAGGCGACGCCCAGCGCACCGGCCGCGCCGACCGGCCGCCCGACGTGGGCGCAGTAAGGCGCGCACTTGCGGTGCTGGGCCTGCGGCCAACCGGCACGCGGGTTCGGTCACCTTGACCTGAGACACCCGCCCGCCGATCCACGGCGTTACCCGCACCGTTGGGCCTTCTGCTCAACGCGCTGCCAGGACGCCTTTCACCAACTCTACGACACCCACCGCCGGCACCAGCCGGCGGCGCTGGAGGAGCTTGTTCCCGTGACTCTGCCCTTGTCCCCCGATGCCCAGCGCGCCTGCCTGCTCGCGCTCGGCAACGCCGCCGATGCGGTCGGCTTCGCCGTGCCACTGGCGCAGTACTCGCAGACCCAGGCGCTGCACGTCATCGACGCGGTGATCCACGCCTACGAGCGCCAGCAGCACCAGCACTCGCGCGCGCTGCGCGGACTGCCGCCGCTGGACGATTTCGAAGACAGCGAAATTCCGTTCTGAGGCCGACCGATGCTGGATTTCAACTCATCGTCGACCGAGTCCGGACGGCTCGAAGCCCTGATCGACATCGGCCTGCAACAGGCGCGTGCCGCCGAACCCAAACGCACCTACCTCGGCGCATCGCGGCTCGGCGTGGCCTGCTCGCGTGCGCTGCAGTACGAGTACGCCGACGCGCCGGTCGATTCCGGTCGCGACACCGATGGCCGCATGCTGCGCATCTTCGAGCGTGGCCACGTGCTCGAGGAGAGCATGGTCGCGTGGCTGCGCGGTGCCGGCTTCGATCTGCGCACGCGACAGGACGACGGCACGCAGTTCGGCTTCTCCGCGCTCGACGGTCGATTGCGCGGTCACGTCGACGGCGTCTTCGTCGCCGGTCCCGAAGGCTACGTCTACCCGGCGCTCTGGGAGTGTAAATTCCTCGGCGCCAAGGCCTGGCGCGACCTGGAGAAGCACAGGCTCGCCGTCGCCAAGCCGGTGTATGCCGCGCAGGTCGCGATATACCAGGCGTATCTCGATCTGCACGCCCACCCGGCGCTGTTCACCGCGATCAATGCCGACACGATGGAGGTCTACGCCGAGCGCGTGCCCTTCGACGGCCAGCTCGCGCAGCGCATGTCCGACCGCGCGGTGCAGATCGTGCTCGCCACCGATGCCGGCGAGCTGCTGCCGCGCAGATTCTCCGATCCCACCCATTTCGAGTGCCGCTTCTGCGCCTGGCAGGACCGCTGCTGGAGATCCGCATGACCCCCGATGTCCTTCCCGATTTCAACGAGCCGATGGTCGCTGCGCGTACCGCGCATCAGGCGTTGTGCATTCCGATGCAGTGGCTCAACAACAAAGTCCAGCGCCGCGCGCGGGGCGTACCGCACTACCGCATCGGTCACCTGGTCCGGTTCCGTCTGGGCGAACTGGAGCAGTGGCGCGATCGCCACGCGACCGTGATCGTGACGGCGAGGGAGCACGCCGATGGCGAATGACTGGCTCGACTTCAATGACGCCGAGCCGGCCACGCCTGTACACCCGCAGGACGACTCGCGCGAGGCGATCCGCGTCGAGCTGATCGCGCGCCTGGAGGCAGTGCTGACGATGCTGTTCCCGGCCGGCAAGGTACGCCGCGGCAAGTTCATCATCGGCGATGCGTTAGGCAGCCCCGGCGACAGTCTCGAAGTGGTGCTGACGGGTGAGAAGGCCGGATTGTGGACCGACCGCGCCGACGGCAACGGTGGCGACATCTTCGACCTGATCGCGGCGCATTTCCGGATCGACGTACACGCCGAGTTTCCGCGCGTGCTGGAAGAAGCGGCTCGCCTGTTGGGGCGCATCCGCGACGCCGATCGCGAAGCCGAAAAAGACCCCGCCGATGGACGACCTCGGCCCGGCGACCGCGAAGTGGGATTACCTCGACGCCGACGGCGAGTTGATCGCGGTGGTGTACCGCTACGATCCGCCGGGCGGCAAGAAGGAATTCCGGCCGTGGGATGCGAAGCGCCGCAAGATGGCGCCACCGGAGCCGCGTCCGCTGTATCACCAGCCGGGCATCGCGACCGCGGACACGGTGGTCCTGGTGGAAGGCGAGAAGTGCGCGCAGGCGCTGATCGACGCCGGTATCGTCGCGACCACGGCGATGCACGGCGCGAACGCGCCGGTCGACAAGACCGACTGGTCGCCGCTGGCCGGCAAGGCGCTGCTGCTGTGGCCTGACAAGGACGTGCCGGGCTGGGAGTACGCGACGGCCGCGGCGCAGGCCGCGCTCGCCGTTGGCGCAACGTCCTGTGACATTCTGCTGCCGCCTGACGAGAAACCGGAAGGTTGGGATGCGGCCGACGCGCTGGCCGACGGCTTCGACGTCGCCGGCTTCATCGCCAGCGGCCCGCGCATGTGCATCAAGCCCGCGACCGCGACGCCGACGCAGGAGGCCTCGGTCTGGGCGACCGACGACGCGCTCGCGCTGTCCTTCACCACCCGCTACGCCGAGGACTGGCGCTACTGCGCGGCCTGGGACAAGTGGCTGTTGTGGGAGGGGCGCCGCTGGCAAGCCGACGACACGCTCCTGGTCCAGCACCTGTCCGGGCGGTGTGCCGCGAGGCGGCGCTGAAGGCCGACTCGCACCGGCTTGCCGCGAAGCTCGCCGCCAGCGGCACCGTCGGCGGGGTGGAGCGGCTGGCGCGCACCGACCGTCGGCATGCGGCGACGGCGGAGGTCTGGGACGCGAATCAGTACGCGCTGAACACGCCCAGCGGGATCGTCGATCTGCGCAGTGGCCGGCTCCGGCCGCACGACCGAGGCGAGCACCACACCCGGCTGGCGACGGCCACGCCGAAGGGCGACTGTCCCCGCTGGCGGGCGTTCCTCGGCGATGTGACCGGCGGCGATGCGGATCTGCAGGCGTACCTGCAACGCATGGCCGGCTACTGCCTCACCGGCGCGACCAGCGCGCATGCGCTGTTCTTCCTGTACGGCACCGGTGCGAACGGCAAGTCGGTGTTCGTGAACGTGCTGGCGACGCTGCTGGGCGACTACGCGACCAACGCGCCGATGGACACGTTCATGGAGGCGCGCGGCGACCGCCATCCGACCGACCTGGCGGGGCTGCGCGGTGCGCGCTTCGTGGCCTCTGTCGAAACCGAGCAAGGTCGGCGCTGGAACGAATCGAAGGTCAAGGCCATCACCGGCGGCGACAAGGTCTCGGCGCGGTTCATGCGTCAGGACTTCTTCGAGTACACGCCGCAGTTCAAGTTGGTGATCGCCGGCAACCACAAGCCCGCCATCCGCAACGTCGACGAGGCGATGAAGCGGCGCATGCACCTGATCCCGTTCACGGTGACGATCCCGCCCGCGCGTCGGGATCCGGCACTCACCGAAAAGTTGCTGGCCGAGCGCGACGGCATCCTCGCTTGGGCGCTGACCGGGTGCCTGCAATGGCAGCGCACGGGGCTGCAACCGCCCGCCAGCGTGGTCTCGGCGACCGAGGAGTATTTCGAGGCCGAAGACGCGCTCGGGCGGTGGATCGACGAGCGCTGCGTGCGCGAGGTCAACGCCAAGGCACTGACCGGCGAATTGTTCAACGACTGGAAGGCGTGGGCCGAAGCGGCGGGCGAATTCGTCGGCTCGCAGCGCCGCTTCTCGGACCTGCTCGTGGCACGCGGCATCGAAAAGTGGCGTAACCCGCTTGGCGTGCGGGGCTTCCAGGGGATCGGCGCGAAGGTCGTGCCCAGGTCTGGATACACGCCTTATGCCGATCCCGATTAACCCGCCCGACGCAGCCGACGCAGTTCATGATTTACGCCCACGCGTGCGCGCACACGCACGTATAGGGAGGAACCACGAACAGCGTCGGCTGTGTCAGGCATCCCTCAATGGAAACCTGACGATGACCCAGACACTTCTCGCCCTGGACCTGGGCACCACCACCGGCTGGGCACTGCGCACCCCCGATCGCCGTATCGTGAGCGGCACCCACTCCTTCAAGCCGCAACGCTTCGAGGGCGGCGGCATGCGCTTCCTGCGCTTCGTGCGTTGGCTCGACGAACTGCAGACGCTCTCGGGCGGACTGCACCAGCTCGCGTTCGAGGAAGTGCGCCGGCATGCGTCCACGGACGCGGCGCACGCCTACGGCGGTTTCCTTGGCCAGCTCACGGCCTGGTGCGAACAACGCCAGATCCCGTACCAGGGCGTACCCGTGGGTACGATCAAGAAGCACGCCACCGGCAAGGGCAACGCGAACAAGGACGCAATGCTCGCCGCGGTGCGGGGCTGGGGCTATGCCCCGGTCGACGACAACGAAGCGGATGCGCTTGCCCTGCTGCATTGGGCCATCGCGCAGGAGCGTTCGGCATGACCGTGTGGACGTTCGACGAGGTCGAGCACCGCTTCCACGAAGCCGCGGCGACGTCGTTCCGGTTGCCCGCGGCGCGGGTCGCCGGCTACGTCAGCCTGTGGCCCGAGATCGCACGCCAGTCGTGGGAGGGCTACGCGGACGAGCGGATCGTGCTGCGCTTCCCGGCGACGCCTGCGGCGGTCGATCGCCTGGCCGAGACCACGCAGTGGCTGCAATGGCTGAGCGTGGAGCAACGCAAGCTGGTGTGGGCACGCGCCCGCTACGTGCCGTGGCGCGCGATCTGCGCAGCGCACCACTGCTCCAAGCCCACCGCGTGGCGACGCTGGCGGCACGCGCTCACGCTGATCGTAGTGCAGCTCAACGGCCAGCCGCCGCGCATCGTGGATGCGATTGCGCAGCGTGACGCGACGTGA